CTGATAACCACCTTGAAGTACGGCGTCCGCAGCTTCGCGTCCTGCGCCGTCTGCAGCGCCCCCGCCAGGGTCCTCACGGACCCGGGTCAGTCGACTGCGACGGCACCGGCTCCGCCGGCGCGTACAGCTTCGACCGCCGCACGCCACGCAACAGCCGGAGCGCCTCACGGAACTCACGCAGGAGATCGTTAGCCAGGGACCGGTAATCTCGATCGACGTTGGCGCCGCCCGTCGTCAGCACGTTGATCGCCTTCACCGCCTGCTGCCGCAGCGCGTAGCCCATCGCCCCCATGACGAGCACCTCTTCCTGCTGCTCGCTCAGCGTCGTACTCGAGCCGTCCAGGGTGTGTTCCTGCTCGATGTACAGCGTCACGCCGTCGCTCTCGGCCCCGTCCTCGAGCAGCGTCAGAACACCGGCGAAGATGGAGTAAGACGCCAGGCTGATAGGGTCCTCACCCGTCGGCCACTCAACAGCGACAACCCGCGTAGGGTCAGGGCTCTCCGTCGTCAGGGCGTAGGTCTTCGTCGCGCTCAGCGTGACGGCCGCAGTCCGCTCCCGCGGCAGCACCCGCCCCAGCTCGTCGAGCGCCCCGGCGATCGCGCGGTCTAGCTGGGCGTCGCTCCAGATCGCCGAAGCGTCGTCGCCGAGGTTAAGCCGGACTCGCGTCCGTATCGCTGCTAGGAGGTCCGCCACCGGCCGTCACTTTCTGCCGGCCCTTGCGGGCGGCGTCACGCTTCCGCGCGGCCTTAACGTGCGGCGGGTCGGGCGCCGGGATCATCAGCACCCGGCCGCAGTTCGAACAGCTCTTACCGTCCTGCTCCAACTTGACGCTGGTCTGACAGCGCGGGCAGTAGGGCCCGGCCACCGCTACGCCACCGAGCCGGCACGGACGCTCGGGTTCGCGTAGACCTCCGTCGCGGAGAGCACGTAACCCACGATCGTGTTGACGTCGCCCGTGGTCGCCGGCGCCGTCTCCGTGTAGCCACCGCCGACGCCGGCGCCCTCTTCCAGGTACAGGAGCCCGCCGGCCGTGCCGCCACTGAACCCCGAGACCAACGCCTCGACGCAGCACTCGATCACGTCCCCAGAGACGCCGCCCTCCAGCGCGATGATCTTGGCCTGGATCGCCGTCCCGACCGTCGCCAACGCGCGCTTCCAGCCGGTAGAGTAACCGAGCAGATCGCCGGCGATCACCGTCCCCGACAGCGCCACCTTGAACTTCATCCCCATCGCCTCAACCTTGCGGTTGCGCAGGGTCGCTTCGGTCAGCGCCATTAGCGCACCTTCCTCAACAGGACAACAACATAGGTCTGCGGGTCGTCCGCCCCCGCCGGAAGAATCCGCCCATGGCTGAAGTGAGGCGTTAGCTCCTCCACCTCAAACTCGACGTAAGTCTGGCGCTCCGTCGTAAGCGGCTGGCCCTCGTCGTCGAGCTTCAGAACGTGGTCACCCTTCGCCAGCGTCATCAGTTCGTCCAGTCCTGCGTGTCGATGCCCGACAGCCGCGCCAGCGCCTTCGTCGACATCAGCACGAGCGACAGGTACCACTTGACGCGGTACCGCTTCGCGTCCTTCGTCTCCAGGTCGCCCAGCTCGTCGATCTGAATGCCGCCCGGCGAGTCGATGCCGTGCAGCCCTTCGGCGCCGAACTTCACCCCAAAGATCGAGGTCGTGTCGTCGCCCGCCTTGCCGCCGAACCCGCCGTCGACGACGTCCTCCGTGTCCTCGATGAAATCGTTGATGAAGATCGGGATGTCGTTGTAGAAGTTAATCGGCCGGTTCAGTCCGCTCGGCGTCGAGAGCGCCAGGTCCCAACCCTGCGATCGCGCCAGCTTCTTGATCTGGCGGCGGGACCGCCGGCTCATGATCAGCGCGTCCGGCGGACCCGGCTTCACCAGGTCGATCATCTCGTCCAGCTTCGAGAAAGTCCCCGGCCCGCCAACCGTGGTCGCTCCCGCCAGCACGTCCTGGCCGCCCGTCACGACGCCCAGGATCTCGTGCAGCCCATCGAACCCCTTGACGTCGATATCGTCCACGTCCCCGTAGATCAGCTCGTTTTCAATCGACCTCGTCAGCGCCTTCGACTTCAGCGACAGCATCGTCGCCCGCAGGTCCTGCTCGTTCGACCGGGTCACCGCCAGGAAGTTGTCCAGGTCCGCGTCGCCGCCGGCGATCTTCAGCGTGGCGGTTACCGCGGTTACTGTCGGCGTCGACTCCGTCCAGGTCTCGCCCGGGTTGTGGAACGCCACCGTCCCCAGCGTATTCTCCCGATTGTAGGTCAAGCTGTTGCCCAGAATTTCGTCAAACGGGAGAAAGGCGAACATCGGCGAGGCGTCGATGATCTCTTCCACGACGCCCCGCATCAGCTGCGTCCGGCTGTACTTGTCCGCCTCGGCGATCGTCTGCAGGGCCATCGGTTACTCCGTGTTTCCCGGTCCGGGGTTACTCAGGGCGTAGGCGATTCGGCTGACGCCGCGGATCTTCTCGGGGGGTTGTGCCGGCAATCGCGTCGTACCACCACCCGCAGGGACCTGCGCCGCCGCGTTCGTTCGCACCGCTTCCGCCCCCGCCGTCGCAGCGTCCCGGGCCAGCGTCACCCGCTCGTTGATCGCCGCCAGCGTGTCGCCCACGAAAGCCGCCTCAGGAAGCCCAGGGTTCGCAGCCCGGATCGCCTCGCGCGCCGCAACGAAGCTCGCCTCACTCTGAAGCGCCAGCGCCTCGTTCTCGGCCCTCAGCCGCGCGAGCTCGGCAGAGGAATCAGCGCCGGGGCCATTGCTCGCCGGCGCTGGTTCGCCAGAAGGAGGTCCTGCCGTGTTCGCCGGGGGGTCCGGCTGCCCATCCGCCATCAGCGCAACGATAACCCCCGTCGGCGACACCGTCAAGCCTTATTTGAGCAACCGCTCAGAAAACCACCGCACCAGCGGCGCTGAGAGCCAAATCTGTAGAACCGTGAACGACCCCACCCAGGACCCCATGAACAGACCCCGCGAAACGTGAAAGCACTCTGATTCCCAAGCAGACGGCCGTGGGTTCGAGTCCCATCTCCCGCTCCAAAAACGCTACAATATCGACGACCCCTGCCGGGGCGGGACCTCGGGCTGCGTTAGCACCAGCACAAAGCCCGCCCCGGCCTTTCCACCCATGATCGAAGCACTAGCCGCCATCGCAACGCTCACCCTCTGCGCCGGCATCTCCGCCGCCGCCATGTTCGCCGCCGCCCGCGTCTGGGCCGACCGGCGCCGCCGCCGTCACTGATTTTCCACAAACCACACCCCCAGCCCCCTTGACACTCACCCTCGGCCATGCCGTATATTCGGCTCGCTAACGCAACCAACAGCCCCGAGGAGAACCCGAAATGGCACGACAGGCGCGCAAGCGCCGCCCCCGTCTACCGCCCGGCGTCATGGACATCGACGCCCCGCAACTCTCCTTGCCCGACCCCGAAGCACACACACCACCACACCACCACCACACCACCACCACCGGACGCGCGCTCGCGCCCGAGGAGCGCCAGCTAGCCCACGAGCTCCGCGCCACCTGGGGCGTCCGCGGCGGCCGCGAGCTCATCCGCCGCCACGGCTTCGACAACGTCGCCGAGGCCGTCGAACTCCTACGCCACGAGACCGACGTCCACCACCCCGCGCGCTTCCTCCGTTGGCTCCTGGAGATCGAGGCCGAAGAGGACACCGGATGACCCTCGCCCTCATCGCCCTCCAGGACATCGCCGCCTCCTTCAAAGTCCTGCGCAACGTTATCGACAACCCCAGCATCGCGCCCCAGATCCGCGCCGACGCCACCCAGGAGCTCTACCACCTGCGCGCCACCTACGAACTCGCCATCCTCACCGCCCTGACCGAGCGCAACTGATGACCCAACTCCCGAGCCGCGACGTCCCCTCCAACGACCACGTCTGGGCCGACCTCGAATCCCTCATCGCCCAGGTCCACGCCTTCAAGAAGCGCACCCACGACCGCCGCGCCGCCTTCATCCACGGCGCCGACGAGCTGCGCCAGGTCGAGGAGCGCTGCGATCAGCTACTCGGCGAGCTCGCG